ACTGACCTTCGACTACGGGCTGGCGGAGGTCCTCTTCCGCACAAGCGACTACGTCATCATTATTGGAAGCACGGAGGACAAGGCTGGCGAGCAGCTGGGCAACCTCTCTGACGAACTTCATGATAATGAAGAGCTTCGGCGGGAGTTCGGTGTGAAGAGCTTCGAGTCGGACACCAAGCACGAGATTATCGTGCGGATGCAAGATGACTGGCGCTTCCGTATCCTGGCGCGCGGGGCAGAGCAGAAGATCCGGGGCTCCCTTTGGAAGGGGAAGAGGCCAAACCTTATCATCTGCGACGATATGGAGGACGACGAGCAGGTTGAGAACAAGGACAGGCGGACGAAGTTCCGCCGTTGGTTCTTCCGCGCGGCGAAGCAGGCCCTCTCCCAGAGCGGCAAGATCCGCGTCCACGGCACGATCTTGCATGAGGATAGTCTCCTGAGTCGTATCCGGCGGATGAAGAGCTGGAACCACGTCTTCTACAAAGCGCACAACAGCTTCGATGACTTCGGCGGCCTCCTGTGGCCCGAGCGTTGGACGGAGGAGCGGCTTCGCTTACGCCGTCAGGAATTCATCGAGGACGGCGACTCTGGGGGGTACAGTCAAGAGTTCCTTAACGACCCGCAGGACAACAGTGATTCGTTCCTCCGCAAGGACGACTTCATCCCCATGACGGATGATGATGCGAAGTGCTGGAAGACAGTGCATGCCGCCGCAGACTTCGCTGTCTCCAAGGCAGACATGGCTAACCGGACGAGCTTCACAGTTGGCGGGAAGTGCGTGAGGAACTTGCTTCACTTCCTCGACTTCCGTGTTGGGCGGTGGGATCCAGTGGAATGGATCGACGAGATATTCTCGATTCAGAAGCGGTACAGCCCAGAGATCTTCTGGGTTGAGGACGGCGTGATTTGGCAAGCGGTGAAGCGCATTGTCTTTGAGGAAATGCATAAGCGGGACCTTTGGATCAACCTAGAGGCGGTCCCAAGTATCCGGGACAAAGCGACGCGGGGGACGAGCTTGCGGAAGCGGATGCGGGCTGGCGGGACGCGGTGGAATACGCTGGCGGAAGGGTATGAAGACGCGCGGGCGGAGATGCTGCGCTTCACTGGGAACGCCGCCGCCCGCCTGGATGACCAGTTTGACTCCGCCGCCCTCCTCAGTCTTGGCTTCGACCGCTCCGCCGTGGTGGAGGAAGAGGATGAGATCCCTGAGGACGAGTGGACAATGCGCCGGGAAGATCCCCGGCGGAGCGATGGTCGCAGTTTGGTAACCGGCTACTAACATGCTTGAGTTGAACAAGTACATCAAGTTGGACGAGGACGCGGTGAAGTCCGCGAACCTGACCTCACGGTTTAGCCAGGAGGACCTCACCGCCATCGCGGACGCTGTCTGGGAAGGGTACCAGCGAGATTTGAACTCCCGGGCGACCTGGGAAGCTCGCACAAACGCTGCGATGGACCTCGCGATGCAGATTGTCGGGACGAAGAACTTCCCCTGGCCAGGGGCTAGCAACGTCGCTTTCCCCCTAGTGACCATCGCCGTGATGCAGTTTCACGCCCGCGCCTATCCGAACTTGATCTCCGGCAGCAATGTGGTCAAAATGCGGGTGCTTGGGGAGGATCCAGAGGGTGAGAGGGACGCTGTAGCCCGGCGGATCTCCTCGCATATGTCTTACCAAGTCCTAGAAGAGGACGAGGGTTGGGAACCTGGGATGGATTCCCTCCTCATTAACTACAGCGTCGTGGGAACGGCGTTCAAAAAGGCTCGCTTTAGTGGCTCAAAGGGCCATAATGTCTCAGAACTTGTCCTCGCCCGCGACCTCGTGGTGGATTACTGGACGCAAGACTTCGAAAACTGCCCTAGGAAGACACATGTCATTCCCTTTTTCCGGAATGAGATCTGGGAACAGGTCAAGCGCGGGGTTTTCCGGGACGTTTTGGACGAAGCTTGGTATCAACAGCCGCCCGCGCCCCGGGCCAGCACGACACAGACGCAAATTGACCAGCGCTCGGGGCAAACTCCTCCCGTGACGGACGACACGACGCCTTTCACCGTCCTGGAGCAGCACACTTGCCTTGACCTAGACGGCGACGGCTACGCAGAGCCTTATATAATCAGCATCGAGGCGGGCTCGAAGACTGTTCTGCAGATTGCCTGTCGCTTCGAGCGCTTCGAGGAAGACGTAGAGCGTAATGAAAAGGGCGAAATCGTTCAGATCCAGGCGACCGAGTACTTTGAGCGCTACTTGTTCCTCCCCTCCCCGGACGGCGGCGTGTATGGCCTGGGCTTTGGTGTCCTCCTGGGCCCGTTGAATGAGTCAGTCAACTCCCTTGTGAACCAGCTCATCGACGCTGGTACGATGTCGAACAGTGCGGGGGGCTTCCTCGCGCGAGGGGCGAAGCTTCGAGGCGGCGTCTACACTTTCGCTCCGCTGGAGTGGAAGCGTGTTGATTCGACCGGGGATGACTTGAAAAAGTCTATCTTCCCGCTCCCCGTGAGGGAGCCCTCCACCGTCCTGTTCCAGCTCTTGGGGCTCTTAATCCAGTACGCGGATCGAATCCCAGGGACGAATGAAGCAAACGTGGGGGAAAACATCGGGCAGAACACCCCGGCGGAAACTGCCCGGAGTATGCTCCTCGAGGGGAAGAAAGTCTACGCCGCCGTGTTCAAGCGATGCTGGCGGGCGATGCGTGGGGAGTTCAGGAAGCTCTACAGGCTCAATTCTCTCTACCTCTCGGACCAGCCGCGCCGGGTCGGCGGGGTGCAGATCTCTCGCGGGGACTACCTCGCGGATCCGAAGAGTATTATTCCAGCCGCCGACCCCAATGTAACCTCGGACGAGCTGAAGCTCTCCCAGGCGCAAGCCCTTATCGAGGCCGCTTACTCTCGTCCTGGCTACGATTACGTTGCGGTCGAGCGCTTGTGGCTTCGCGCTCTCAAGGTCGACGAGGCTGAGGCTGTCTACCCAGGGCCAGGGAAGGCGAACGTACCCCCGCTGGGCGGCAAAGATCCCAAAGTCGAGGTGCAAGAGTCCAAAGAGCGGCTTGAAATGGCCCAGATGGACAGGGAGACGCAGCTCGAGATTTTGCAGCTCCGTGTTGAGGCAGAGGAGTCCCAGGCCAAGATCGACAAGTTGCGGGCAGAGACGATGAAGCTCTTGACCGAAATGCAAGGCGAGCCCGCAAAGCAAGAGCTGGAGAAGATGAATGTAATCTTCGACGCTATGAATATGAAAGAGCAGAACACGATCAACCGCATTGATCTGATGCTTAAGGCTAAGAAACTGCAGGTTGATGAGAAGAAGCTGGAGAAAGCAAGTGCCGGAACTAAGTAGCACGCCAGAAGAGCAAGCGTTCAAGGACTGGTTGCTTAATCCAGTGACGAAGAAGCTGCGGGAAGCCGCCGAGCGGCGGAAGGAGACGCTTAAAGAAGAATGGGCGTCGGGTTCCTTCACCGCGATGGAGCACTTCGGGACCGCGACACTGAACGCTAAAGCGATCGGGCGGGTGCAAGAGTTATCCTGGATAATTGAGCTAGACTTTACGGATCTTTACGAGGAGATGGAAATTGGACTCCGTCCAGAGTAGTGTGTTGAGCAACCCCTCAGGGCTTCGCCCGGCAGGTCGGGCTGTGCTTGTGCTGCCTTATGAGCCAGAGTTTGACCGGGCGAGGCGCGAGAGTAACTTGATTATCCCCCAAACCGTGCGGGAAAGCACGATGATGCTGGAGAATCGTGCGATTGTTATCGCGGTAGGTGCGGCGGCGTGGGATGATGAGAAAGAGCCGCGCGCACGCGTAGGGGACTTAGTCCTCATCACGAAATTCGCGGGCTTCGTAAGCCTCGGGGCGGACGGAAAGATCTATCGCCTTGTGAATGACAGAGACATTTTTTGTGTAATCGAGAAGGAGGCCGAAAATGGCTGAGGAAGCAGCGCAGGTCCTGGACGAGGGGCAAGAAGACGAGGCGGTTCTGGATAGCAAGGCAGACCCCGCTTTGCAAGCCCAGGCACAACGCCTGGGTTGGATGCCGCCGGAGCGGTACAAGGGTGCGCCCGAGAAGTTCGTCGACGCTGACGAATTCGTCCGGCGAGGGGAAGAGGTCCTTCCCATCATCCGGCAGCAGAAAGCGAAGCTGGAAAGTGACGTAGGGCGTCTCTCTGGGGAAGTCTCCCACCTCAAGGAGATCATCGCGAAGAATCAAGAGGCGATGACTGCCCTGGAGGAGTACCACACAGGGGAGACGAAGCGGAAGGTTGCCCAGGTCCGCAAAGAGCTGAAGAGCGAGATCGCGCGGGCGAGTGAGGCGGGAGATCACGAGGCACTGGCGGAGGCAACGGACCAGCTCTCGCAGCTGAACGAGCGAGTGGAAGAAACCGCGCCGGTTGAGAAGCAGAAGGAACTTCCCCCCGCAGAGCAGCTAGACCCTGGCTTCATTGCCTGGGCAGAGGATACGGGCTGGTACGGGAAGGATCGCCGCCGGACCGCCCTCGCGAACGCTGTGGCTGTGGAGATGCGGGAGAAGGGCGAGAAGTCGACTGGGCGGGAGTTCCTCGACTTGGTCGCGGCGGAAGTGGAGACTGAGCTTCCCCGGGTCCGCCGGGCTCGGCCCAGCCCCGAGAAGGTCGCGGGCGGACGGTTGGGAAGTGGCTCCTCCGGCGGACGGAAGGGCTACGCCGATCTCTCCGCCGAGGCGAAGGTCGCTTGTGACACCTTCGCGGACCAGCTCGTAGGCGAGGGCCGGCGGTACAAGACGCTCGCTGACTGGCGGGCGAAGTATGCAAAAGATCATTTCGAAGAGGTATAACATGGACGCAGAGATGTTGGAACGAGCAAGACAGATGTCGGCGCAGGCTGCCCCCGGAGGGCAAGATATCTTGCCGAAGGACACAGTGGCCGCCGACCCGCAAACGCAGAATCCAGCGGTGAGGCCCGGCCGCTCCCGCGCAGAGCGCCAGCGCGTTCCAATGTCTGTGCCTGTGCAAAAGCTGCACGTACCTGAGATTCCTGGGTATCACCTGCACTGGTTTCGGGGCCTTCCCGATCGGATCTTGCGGGCGCAGCAAGCTGGTTACGAATTCGTCGAGCACGACGAAGTGACGCTGAATAACGTGGACCTTGGCGGGGAGTCAGCCGCCAGCGGTAACACTAACATGGGAAGTCGAGTTAGCGTTGTTACGGGAGATGAGATAGGACGAGATAACCAACCTGTGCAACTTATCCTAATGAAGTTGCGCGAGGAATTGTGGCGGCAGGATCAAGAAGCTGTCGCGGATCGCAATGAGAATGTAGCAGCAGCGCTTCGTGGCGGAAAGGTCGGAGCAGGGATGGCGGGTGGTGAAGGCCCTGGCGACATTGCTACGCGGTATGTGAAACAAGCTTCAAACTTATTCACCCGTAAACGTTAACTTTAAGGAGGCCTTATGGCCAATGCAGATAAACCAATGGGGCTGAAGCCAGTCTCTCACCTTCTAGGAATCCCCTGGAGTGGTGGATGCCACACGTACTACATTCCGAGTACGGATAACAATGCCTTCGCTATTGGCGACCCGGTGAAGTCCGCCGGCAGCGCCGACAGCAATGGGGTTGCAAGTGTGACGCTCGGGACGGCGGGGAGTCCTCTCCGCGGCGCTATCGTCGGCTTCGGCCGCTATGAACACCTGATGGCGGACCCAAATAGCCTGGACACCAACATCATCCCGGCGACGAAGACGCACGATTACTACGCCATGGTCGCGGACGACCCTTTTATCATCTTCGAGACGCAAGAGATCGGCACGGGCACGGCTTTCACCGCGACAGAAGTCGGACTAAACGCCGACCTGGTCGCTGGCACGAACAACGGCTTCATCTCCGGCTGGCTACTCAACAATGTGGGTGAAGCGACTACCGCGACCCTCAACGTCCGCCTGCTCGGCCTCGTGCGGCGAAGCGACAACGCCTTTGGCGCCTATGCCAAGTGGCTCGTCATGATTAACGCTCACGAGCTGAAAGTCGGCTCGGATGGCCTCTAAGGAGAACTGATATGGCTGTAACAAATACTGGAAGCCACCCAAAGCTGCTGTGGCCGGGAGTGAAAGAAATCTGGGGGCAGCTCTACGAAGCTTACGCCCGCGAGTACACTGACCTCTACGACGTGCATACGTCAGACAAGGCGTATGAGCAGGGCGTCCAAGTGACAGGCTACGGGATCGCGCCGATTAAGAATCAAGGCGCCCCCGTAACGTATGACTCGGAGATTCAAGGCCCAGTCAACACCTACACGCATATCCCGTATGCCTTGGGGTATATCGTGACGTACGAGGAACTGCGGGATAACCAATACAAGGAAGTCTCTCAGCGCCGGGTCGAGGCGAACGCCTTCTCGATCAACCAGACGGTTGAGACTGTCGCGGCGTTCCTGTATAACAATGCCTTTGCTACAACGTACTTCGCGACGGGGGATGGAGCGGCGCTGGTAAGTGCCTCTCACGTGAACGCAACGGGAGGGACTTACAGCAACGCCCTCACGCCAGCCGCTGACCTCTCTGAGGCCGCGTTGGAAGACCTTTGCATCCAGATCATGGGCGTGCAAACGGATCGGGGGCTGCTGTTCCAGTGCATGCCCGAGAGCCTCCACGTCTCTCGCCATGACTGGTTCGCGGCGAACCGGATCTTGAAGAGCACCATGCAGCCCGACGTGATGAGTAACAATATCAATGTGCTGAAGTCGACCAACGCCTTCCCGAAAGGGATTAAGCTGAATCACTTCTTCACGAACGCAGGTCCATGGTTCATCCGCACGAACTGTCCCAATGGCATGCGGATGTACTGGCGGGACAAGCCTTCGTTTGACCAAGACAACGACTTCGATACGAAGAACGCAAAGGCCGCAACGTACATGCGGTTCAGCGTCGGGGCGACTGACCCGCGAGGTATCTTTGGTTCCAACGGTCCGTAAAGG